TGTGGCCAAACCACGCTGAGCGATGGACAACATTGAGATATAGTCGGTCTGGATATGCTGAGGACCTGTAGCGAGAGACCTCGGAAGCGGCGGAAGTAAGCGGCCTCGAAGCATAATCGAGAAGGTCCGATCGATCGCTTTGGCCAGACCCTCTTGAATTGATCTCTCAAGGACTGGACCGAGTAAGACAATTTTTTCCTCCCTGCGAGCGTCGATTTCAGTGGCGGTACGGACTGTGGTAAGATCGGAGATGCCGGTAAAGAGGTCGTTATGAAAGGTGATTTTAATCCGCTGCTGAATTTCTTGAATGTCTTGCTTCATTTCAGCGATTGGAGGCATGACTTGGTAAAGCGGCCGGGCACCCTCGCGGCCAGTATTGAGCCCGGCGATGTAAGTGACGCCGCCGGGGAGCAGGGCCATTGGCTGGTTTTTAAGCTGGACATCAGCAATAAGCGGCGGGTTCACCATCTTGTCGATAGCTTGAGCTTTGCGCCGGGTCTCCTGCTGAAGCTGTTTGGTGTCGCCAAGGGCGTCCATAGCAGGGGAACGGCCGTAGGGATCGTTTGAGACAACGTCCCATCGCGGTGTCATACCGGGCCACTCGTGGAAGCCTTTAGCCTCGAGGAATACGTTTGGAGGAGACCCGCCGCCCTGCGGGGAGCTATTATTCCCTGCCATCCAGTAGAGTTCACGGTAAGGAAAAATCTTTGGGACTACATCAAAGTTGTCGTTGTTTGACTCGATAAGGTGCCAGATGAGCCGCTCGGTCTGGCCAAGGGAGCCTGAAGTGGAGGTGCCAGGCTTGGCTTGCTGGACATCGTAAGGGAGGTTAGCAAAGTCGAATTTTTCGATTAACTGAGAATTGGTCATCACGAACTCACGACCAATTCGGTTAATCATGAACTTGTCGTCACACCCGAGGAAGTATTCTCCAGCACAGGGGTTGAAACAGTGGATGACGTTCTCGAAATCTTGATAGATGATGACAACCGCTGTGCCGAACACAACAAGATCGAACCACATCGTAGCAGCGGCGGTATAGAAGTTCGACTCCTGGAACACACGAAGCATTCGTTTTTCGACCTCGGCAAGCCAGATAGCAACAGCGGAGTCATCTTCGTAGCCCTCGATTTTGAGCTTGAACCAAGGCCGGGTTGGGGGAGTTACTCCTGACATCATACCGTTAGCTAGAACTCGGGCGGCAAGGGTAGCAGTGGAGTCGATAATGTTGGCGTTGATTGGAGAACCACGGTTAAACTGGTTTGAAAGGATGAGCCACTTGTAGCGGCGTGGAAGGATGTAGTCAGCTATTTCACGATAGTGCAGCCACCAGCTATAACGATTCGTCCGCATAGCGGATATAGTGCCGTCTGAGTTAGTGCGGAGAATGTCAGTGGGCATTGATAGCTCTGTAAGCTAAGCGACCATGTTGACCAAGGCGCCAAGACAGGCGACCTTCCTTGCGCATTGCAGTGAGTTGCCAGCGGCCTCCTATGTTTTGTTCGATGTAACCTCCAGGCCGGATTTCACCAGGGCGAGTGCAGAGACCAAAGAAGTCCCATGGGCCAGGGCCCGAGTTAAACCAACTCGGGTAAATGAAATTGCAGCCATCAGTGCGGTGGTCCTCGGAAACCGGATCGCAGATTTCTTTGACAATGGAACCTCCTGGCCAAGGAAGGATAGTCGCTGCAGTTGGGTCAGCGGCCATCTCAGCAAGTTCGTGGATTATGGTGTCGGCGAGGTCGGCTTGGTAACGCGCGACAGTGGTGGCAAAGACCGATGCGACCGGGACTCCTTTAGGGTCAGTGTGGTAAGCAAGGTCACCGGCTACATCGGCCTCGCCAAGCATCCATAGCGACCATGCTCCAGTAGGGCGCTGCCATGTTAGCTGAGGCTGGATATTCCAGTGAACGCCGATGTAGGGCATGAAGGCGTTCACTTTATCGAAGTCAGCCTGAGTAAGCGGCCCGAAGATTGAGACTGGTTGGATCACAGCAAACCTGCGATAAGGGGAATAATGGTCGGGGCAAGCTGCTGGAACTCGGACCAGACGAGTTGAGTCCAGGATGGGTTTACACCGCCGACTGCGACAGCGCCGGCACAACCTGAGTTAGCGTAGGCCCAAAGTTGGCCAAGGGCTGACTGAGGGTTGAGCGTGGCGAGTTGGGCTCCGACGACAGGATCAGCTGCGACCTTGGCGATGGAAGCGCAGACAGTACCAGGGGTGACAGAGGAAGTGGAACAGGCTCCTAGAACCAAAGGAAGAGCTAGGATAAGTTTACGCATGAGGTTGCTCCTTCAAGAAAAACCCGAGTGCAACGCAAACACCAGCTCCGATCAAGGAGACGGTTTGAATAAGTTGACTCGGAATGACAAAGCCGACTGCGGTGAGGCCGGCCGCTAAGGAGGCCCACGAGGAGGGTTCCTTAAATCGGTCGATCAGTTTCCATTCATCAGGGGTCATGGTTTCCTCATTTGGGTATCTTCGAGACGATAAATTCGCTGGGACAAGCCCACGGTTTCGTTGGAGATTGTTAGGCGCATGGACTGCATTGAGTTGTCTATGTCCTCTTTGAGGATCATAAGGTCGGAGCGGCTGACCATTTCCTCAAGGACCTTGGTTCGCATCGAGTCGATGCAATCGTCGAGGTGTTCGAGTCGACGACTGTTTTCACTGTGCATTTCTCGGCGGGCGGTTTCGTGACGCTCGAAACGAAAGAACATGACAGGGATAAGAATGTCTCCAATTAGGGCAAGGAGCATTGAGCCAGCGTAGAAGGCGTGGGACCAGTCCATATCGCCAACCTCAGCGGCAACTGTCCGGACTTCGGATATGGTAATGAACGGTCCCATCACTGTCCCAATAGAGTTTTCTTGCCGATGATGCTTGGGTCATTAGTTACTCCACTTGGACCGGTTAACACGGATGAGCCAAGGCCGGTTAAGAAAGGGTTAGTGCCGGAAAAGGGAGACGCAGTCGCAGCACTGGCATAGGTCGGCGGGTTCGCCGGAGGCGGCGGAGGTGGAGGCGGTGCTGGAGTATTAGCACGAAAGAGACCAGTCATCCAGCCATACCCTTTTCGTTAGAAGCGCCGTAGCCTTTAGTGGGCTGTTGGCGGTTCTCTTCGACTTTGGAGTGGTCGCCGGTTAAGCGGTTCGAGACACCCCCAAGAGGGGAGACATGGCCGCGGGCGGTATAAGGGGCTGTGCCACGGTCGCCCTCAGTGGTATGACGAACCGGGACTTGGCCTCCCTTAGCGCCGTCATAAGAGGAGGGGATTTGCTGGCGATTATTGCGTGAGCCGGTTTGGTTCATAGTACTCTCCTTAGTGAAGTTCTTGGGCAGTACAGGTGACGAAGTTAACTGATGCGGTACCCGCTGTGACAGCGTTAAGCCGAATGTCGAACCACAACGGAACGCCAGCTGCAAGGCCTGAGGCGACTCCACTGTAAGCAAAGGGAGTTACGTCAGCACCTACAGCGACATTGCTCTGCATAGGGGTTCCGAAGATGGTGCCTGTACCAGCAACTCCATTAGCAGGGGCTGCGCCGGTGCCGTAGGAGCCGCCAAGAATCCAGCCGTCGGAAGTGGTGCTGTTGGTGACAGCGCCGTAGAAGCTGAACTGAACTACACCAGTTGAGCCTGGGGTGATTTTGCAGACTGAACCAAGCCCCATCATAATAGGCGTGCCGGAGACCGTACCGGTTGGGGCCTGGTTGTTGATAGAAAAGAAGTTTGGGGTTTGCGGAGTTAGATAAAGCGGGTAGTTCTGCCCGAAAGCAGGGGAACAAAAAAAGAGAAAAAGGAGGAGGGCCCTCATGGCGCAAAGTCCGCTTTGACGGTGATGGATGCTGAGGTGCCAGTAATGGCGGTCACCACTGCAGCATAGCAGTTAAAAGGGGACGAGCCAAAAGCGGTTGCATTCTGTGGCGCGGTTCCGGTTAAGGAAAGTGCTGAGCCGAAGTTAGTCCAGTTGACTCCGTCGAGTGAGGACATAAGCTGGACTGTAGCGGTGACAGCGCCGGAGCCGGTTTCAACGACTTGGAAAGCTTGGAAGGGATAAGGCCGGTTCGTTGGAGTACCGGGATTACCGCCACACTGGTATTTGCCTGTTGGAGGGTTGGAAGTGGTGGTGGTCGCGTTTAGGAGGAGGGTAACTGGCGATGGGACTTGGGCCAATGCTAGGGAGGGAAGTATAGCAAATGCTGCGGCTATAAGTCCCTTAGCATAACACAACCTAATACTAGACACGTCGCAGCTTAGCCTAGCGCTGTGCTTCCTCTGTTGTTCGAGGCTTGGGGCCTCTGAATCCGACACTGCGATCCCAGACCCAGTTAAGGGAGCCGGTAGGCCTCGTTCAGTTCCACCACTCAACCGGGATAGAGTTGCCATCATCAGACTAGACCCTTTTATAAAACCAGGTCGCAACCTGGATTTTTCCTTGGCTGTCGATATACCGCCGATGCACTTTATGAGAACTACGGAAGAAGCCATGCTCCGAGTCAAACGGCAGACTGTTATAAGCATGCGGAGTGAAGACTGGGTTCAAGCAGCAGACTTCGGCGGTGGTGTAATACATCAGAAATGCGCCCAATAATTCGTACCGTCGGACTCGATGGTGTTCCCGGTACCAGTGGCGTAGGCCTTGTTCGCGGCCGAGTTTATCTGACTGGTCGTAGGAGTCACCGTCACAGTCCCGGCTCCGAGGGCGTAAACGCCGAACTGGAAGTTGGGGCCGAAACAGCCCTGGTTCGCGTTAGCGATTGGGAGGGTCACGGCCACCGCGGTCGCGGCGGAGTAGATGATGGTCTTGCCCTGGTCAGAGCAAAGGATAGTGTCGGTGGTGCCCGCGACTGAACGGATGCCTCCACTGATACCGTTGGCCCGATACCAGCGCTCGCCGATCGAGGGACCCATGAAGTACTGAGTCCCTGGCGCATCGACAGGGGCCTGAGCTAAGGCCACTCCGCCCACGGCAGTGCTGAGCAGGCAGGCAAGCAGTAAAGCTTTCTTCATGACTTCACCTTCTTGAGTCTGGGATTCTTACGCTTGGCAGAGGCCGATGCCGCTCTCGAGGAAGCCGCAAGTTCGGCCGAGGCCCGCTCTTTGGAGACGCCCTGCTTAGCGGCGATCTTCGAGGCGACCGCTTTAAAACCTGGGTGCGACTTCGCCATCACTTTCCCTTTCGGGCTGGTTTCGGCGGCTTACGACCAGCCTGAGCCGGCTTTCCTTTTGGGGTGGGCGGCGGCTTTCGAGGGGCGCGCATTTAACCCTCCTCAAGGAAGGCAACGAATTGTCGAGCGGCCGCAAGGATGCAAACCGGGTCAGTGAAACCGATCTGGACCGCTAGTTCGAGTGCACGGACTCGGCGATTAGAACGCTCCCAACCAAAAGGCTCAACTGGACTCGCAGCGCAATCGGTCTGCTCAATCAAGGCGGGTTCTCCGTAGTTCCGTTCCATTTAAGCAGCCTCCATGTTAAAGGGGTCGTACTCGAAAACAACCAGGTTTTTGTGGGGGCCGATATGTCCGGCCTCGAGGTTGGCAACAACTGGATAAGCAAAGGTGAGGGCTAGTGAATCCGCCCAGTCAGGGGAAGGGAGACCGCGCTTCTTAAGGTCCTCTTTTCGCTCCAGCTGGATTTCGTCGCGGGAATTAAACCCGTAAGTCAGGTTCGTAAGTTCGTCAAAGAGGGCGTCGCTGTCCTCAATGGCCCCTCCATTGAGCCACGCTCGCATCGAGCCCCATATCTCAGCGCGCTTATTAGCGTACTTCTCAGGGCCTGAGGTCATGTCCCAGTTATCGGCTTTCCCACCAAACTGGACCCCGATAACGTGAAGGCGGAGCTGGCGGCAGCGGTCCACAACACCACCACCAACTCCGCCTTCGTCGATGAAGATCGCGTCAGCGTTAAGCGAGGCCGCAAGACTTGCCACGCGACTAGCAACCTCCATCGTGTCAGCGCCGCGCAACTCCAGGGAGGGGATAGAGCGCGCGTCGCGACCCTTGCGACAGGAAATTCTAGTTGAGTCGTCGCCGAATCGGGCTACGTCGACTCCCAGGATTAGGGGATCATATCGACTGACGTCAACATCTCGTGATCGAGCGTCGTGTACCACCGAAGCCGATATGAAGGAGGACTCACCGATTCTTGGGAAAATACCCCGTACGCGCACTCGGAAAAAATCACTATCCTCACCGTAAGCTCGTTCCCAGGCTTTAATCTGTTCTTTGTTGGTGAAACTGACATCGCGCGCATCCACTTGAGTGAAGTGCCAAATCTCCGAGTCAAAGCACTTGACGAAGTACCCTGCAGTTCGGGTCGGGTTTCCGCAGACCAACCAAAACCGTTCTGTCTCGGCGTCAGTCATAAAGCCTTCGCTGGTCTCCCAAATGATGTCAGGGATGGAAGAAGCTTCATCGTAAATCATAAAAACCCGGCGGGACTGGTTATGCAATCCCGCGAAGGCTTCCGGATTTCGTTCACTCCAAGGAACCATATCGACCCGCCAGGTCTTAGAGTGGTCCGGGTCTCGGGAGAATATCGAGGTGGCCTCAAAACGGAAGAGTTCCTTTCCGATGAAAAGCCTGTACCACTTCGCTAGCTCGGCCCAGGTCTTAGTTTTTAATTGGGTCTCGGTATTAGCTGTGACGACTCCGCGGGTGTCAGTAGCAGTGGACAGCGCCCACAAAATGATCCATGAGACCAAAGTGGATTTCCCGACACCATGACCTGAAGCAACAGCTTCGCGCACTGCAACGTTAGGGGACACACTACGGAGACGGATAAGCAAATCTCGTTGCCATGGTTCAGGTCCAGTCTTTCCATAAAGTTCACCTTCTCCCCAAGGGAAGGATTTCAACACGAACTCAAGCGGGTCCGCAGAGACTGAAGCAAGGAAAGCAAGGAGGCGGTCGAGATCGTCCATCACTTAACCCAAGGTGAGATGACATCTTGAGAGTGCTGATCGACATAGCTCGGGTTCGGGTCGTCGAACCGGCCGAAGAAGGAAGTGACGCTTGGATTGACAAAGTAAGTCGGGGCGCAGGCCGAGTTGCCGCTGGCGTTGAGGAATACGCCATCACCCTGGATATTGAACATTCCCTCACCTTGATTCCGGCAAGACATGTTCCCGACTACAGTGGCGTAGTAGCCTGCGCCGAATGTCATGTCCGAGCCGTTCGAATCGAAGCTATTGCTAGAGATGACCGTGGCTCCCCCTCCGTCCAACTCAAGGCCGGGCTTGGAGTAGGCGTCCTCGATGTAGTTGCCGATGAAGCGGCTGCCGAAGCCGTAGCCGATATGGATGAGGCCAAGCTGGCAATTCGAATAAGTCGTGCCGGTAAACGTGCTGTCGTCGAGATTGTTGCTGTCGACGCACCAGCCGCCGCAGTGTTGGAAGACGCCGCCCTGGATGACGAGGGATTGGTTCATGCCGGAGGTGTTTGCGTCGACGCAGGAACCAGAGATACCCGACGTGTCAACAACCGTGATATTCGTCAACCTCATGCCGTGGATGTTGTCCATGACAAAGGCGGCAGAGCCAGGGCCAGGCTGCACATTGAAATTCTCGAAAGCGCAGGGGCCTGGCGGAGCGCAGACGATGGCCCCTCGCTGGCCAGCAGAGCCCTGTACGGTGATCGTGGAGGTCTGACCCTCGTACCAATAGTAAGCATCGGCATTGATGAGGCCGACGATGGTTTTGCAGGACACGCTGGAGACGTGATAGGTGCCGTGGACCAACTGCACAATCTGGCCGGCAGTGCAGACCTTTTGGATGGCGGCCGTGTCGTCACCACCGCTCGGATTGACCACTGTGGCATGAGCGGGCGTGGCCAGCAAAAGCAAACTCACGAGGCACGGCGGTGCTGGGTGACTCACTGTGCTATGCTCCGACTGTGGTCTCTTTGTCGTACACCGAGACGCCGCCATCAAGAGCCTGAAGAACTTTACCAAGTCTCATTGAGGCATCTTCGAGGTGTCGGTAAGCCAACATGACGTTTGCGATGGCCTCACCGTTGGCGCCGCCTTTAAGGGTTAGGACTGCGGCTGCGACATCCTTAATGGACTTACGAGCTTCGTTGACTGCAGTTGCTTCCATTACATCATCTTTCCGATTGAGGGAGGCATAATGAGTTTCACTGGTGAGGTCCGGGCCATTTCGAGACCGTTCTTCTTTACAGCCAAAAGCGCGTTCTGGACTGCGAGCCAGTGAGGCTGGGACCTGAGAAAGGCCAGGGACCGAGCACACTCGGCGGCCTCACCGAGGTGGTGAATGAATTTGCGGAGGGCCTCACCTTCGGTCATTGAGCATCTCTTCGCGAGAAAGAAGCTTGGTTCGGTCTAAGGTCCGCCAACAGTCTTTGCACGGTTGAGGGCAGCGCGGTTCCTGCTTGCAGAAGTGCCAAGGCCTACGCTGCGTCATCTTTCCTCCACTCCGCATCAGTCGTCCGTCGGCCGTTTGCCCGGTCGAGTCGGTCTCCGTAGTTCATAACCATTGACTTCGAAATGCTCCGGTTGATCGGCGAGAACCCGGCCCGGTCCAGAAACTGCTTGGCGGCTTCCAGGATCATAGCATCGGACAATTCGTTGGGCGAATCAAGCAGCCGCTCGTGAAGCTCTTGCATGAAATCCAGGCCTACGAGAAGGAACTGGGCCTCCATTTCTTTAGAGACCCGTTCCGAGTCCTCACGATAAAACGCGACAAGCTCGATGAAACTAGGATCGTTCTGCAGGATGGACAAGCGGCTGATCGAGTACCCCGTCTGCGAACTCACCTCCGCCACTCTAAGCCCCTTCGCAATCAGCCTCGCGACGGCGTGATGAGACTCCCGCAGCCTCGCAATCGAGGGCGGCTTAGCCGGTGGAATAACCTCATCCAGCTCCACATCTCTTACTGGCCCTAGGAGGTCTAACATGGTGGCCTCCTTTCTGCGAGCGCCATGTGTATCTCCGGCCATCATGATACCGCCTACGCCGAAAGAGGTCAATCGGGAAGATTCGAGTGGAGGTGTATATGTGTACAAACCTGTAATTTTTGCGGGGGGATATATCGACGCCTGGCCGGCCGGTCTCGTCGGTGGGTGGCTGGGGCCGAGGCGAAAAAAATCGTTGTGGGCTGCAGAAAGTGGATTGACGGGATCGGCGATACGGGTGTAAAGTATGTGTACGGTCAATGGTGATCGTAAAGAGGAGTCCACAACATGGCATATCCAGTTCCAATCGGCCGCAACGGAGTTTACGGCACCATCACTTGCGGCGATGTTTTTCCAGAGCACGTTGAAGTGTTCATTCGTGAATACGGCCTTCGCCAAATCCTTAACGATGCGGTCTCGCAAAAAGAGGACAAAGACGGAGTAAGACTCACGAACGCTGAAATCTTCGCCAAGGCCAAGGCAAAGTACGAACAATTGGTGGCCGGCGAACTGCGGGCCAAGAGAGAGTCCACCGAGCCGACTGATCCGGTTGAGGCCGAAGCATATCGCATCGCCAAGTCCGAAGCGACGACTTATCTCAAGTCCAAGGGCGCATGGCCAAAGAAGGGCGAGGATAAGTTCCAGGTTGCGGTCTCGGCCCGGATGAAGGCCCTGAAGAAAGACGACATGACCGAGGTGGACTACCTCGCGGTCTGGATTGTGCAGAACCCGACGATCATGGACCGCGCGAAGGTCATCTTCGAAAACAAGGCGGTCCGGCCGGTTGAGACCAAAGGACTCTAACAAGGGAGGCGGGGGTGATGAGCCCCCGCTACACATCGATTCCAATGGAATCCACAGGGGCAGCAATGCCCCTGCTTTTTCTCCACGCTGTTGGAAAAGACCTGAATACCATGACCCTCAAAAAATGACGTTCTCGAGACGCAGGACTATAATTTTTTTTTTTTTTTTTTTTTTTCAGAAGAGTAGAGGATACCCCACCACAAAGCCAATTTTTTAGGGACCGCACTGCCAGAACTTTTCTAAATGGTATACAGGCTACTTGACATCAATAACGTTTTTTTGTTATTATCGCCATCCACGTAAAGGAGTTTAACTATGCCTCGCCCATCACCCTCTAAAGAAGCCTACGCTGACATCATGCCTTACCTCGACATAGCCAGCGAGCATGGCTACGTTAAACTGGATTGCCAGACTGAAGGTCAAGCGATTTCAGCTGTGCAAAGAATGAATAAATGGAGGCTGATTGAACGTGATAAGGGGATTTATTATTGGGACTCGTTTATCTTTTCTAGAACAGGGAGGGTTGTTGAGATTAAACCACGAGAAAGGCTGAAGGTAATAAGTGTGACTGATCTGGACGGAAATCCGATTAACGTTGACGACAAGCCGTTTACTAGCAAACTGGAGCTGTGAAAATGGAACTTACAAATGAAGAGAAGATCATGATAGAGCTAACCGATGCGGAACTCTGTCATTTGCTTAATGCTCTATTGTGGTTTTGCAGGCACCGCCCTGATTTTCCACCAAGCACCAAAGAGCAAATTGAGGCAATTTAGACTTATGACCGCGATTGATCGAGGGCCTTGCAATGTGTATCGAAATGTGATACACTATCGTTCTTAACGATGGAGGGATAGATGGACTGGAAACCGCAACCGGGTCACGAAACCACAGTCTGGTTTGCTTTTATAGATGATAAGCCGGTCGCGGTTACCAGGTTTTACTATGGTAGCCAAAAGTGGCTAACTCAGGTGAAGGGTAGCAAAATCGGTATCTGTTACGCTTCACTCGAGGAAGCCAAAGAGCGAGTTGAACACTACCTTGCAAAGGGAGCTTAACATGGAACAGCCGATACAAAAAATACGACCCGTTAACCCAGAAGACTACCCGAACCAGGCCGTCGCTTATGAGACTCTTAACTTCGGTTGGGTCTTGTCGCGGCCTGATATTGAGGGCCATCGTCACATCATGGTGCAGTTTTAGGAGGAATAAATGGAAACACCAATTCAAAAGACTCTAGACTTGCTCGTCAAGCACGCAATGGCGCTTGAGCTACATAAGCCAGGGTGCCGACCGAGTTTCACGATTAATGTTGCCCCGAAAGGCTGGGGAAAGAAAATCGAGGGGTTCAAAGTGGAACTGCAATGTCAGTTCACCGACGTGAACGACGATTACCAGACTGTCAAAGGCGCCTCCTTTAATTCGGTCATGGACGAGGTAAACCGCCGGATCGGCTGGAGTGACAAAGAAAAGACGAAGATGCAGGAGGTCGAGCAAAGCTTGCTGGCGTTGCCACCCGGCGAATTCCCTGGAATTGTAAGGCCCGACTAAGCAGAGGACGCCCGCAAGGGCGTAATGCGGCAGCTGCGGTTCCAAGCCCCGCACACAGGAGGAGACTACAATGACCCGACCATACCTGACATTCACAGCGGCGGCGCGCCAAGCAAAGCGCTGGAATACTTCTTTCTTCTTTGACGGAACGTTTTACCAAGTGAGGATGCCATAATGAAATCAGCGGCCGCAACGAAACACAGCGGTTATACTTGGGAGTTTTAGTCATGAACAACAACTTCAGTGAAGCTTTGGCGTTGGCAAAACTAATCTCAGACTCAACCGGGGTCAGCATTGAAGAGGCCCTAAAAAGCCTGTCGGAGCTGTCGAGTCATGAAAATGGTTTGGCTCCGTTCAGCAGAGAAAAGTTCATTAAGGCTGCTGACAAATTTCCGCACGGAGCAGCCGAAGTCACCGTCCGTGACTTGTGCAATCAGGCCGGTATCGCCATGCCCTACGGGAGTAAAAGTGGAGCATATTTACTGAAGTCGCTTGGTTGGGAACGCTCCTCTACCAAGCAAAATGGATTAAACCTGTGGAGGAAGCCATGAAAGAAATCTTTTTAAAGGCCGCTGAAATCATCGAGCAAGGCTGGTGTCAAAACCAGCCAGCCAAAAATGCAGCTGGAAAAGGCGTTTCTGCTCGGGAAACAGAAGCAGTCCAGTGGTGTGCTATGGGAGCTTTAGTAAAGGTAACTACTGATTTTAACGAGAATTTTGCAAACTGCATGGAAATACTGGAGAAACACGTTGGGACTACAGTAGGAACCTGGAATGACCAGCCCAACCAAACTCAGGCTAACGTCGCAGCCACACTACGGGAGTTAGGCCAATGAGACCCGAGCTGGTTTCCAATCTCCCAGAACTCCCCTTAGACGCCGTGAGCGTCTATACTCGTGGCGACAAGCTCTTTGTCCGCTTCGAGGGCCACGAGGTCGATATACCTGTAGACGAGCCGCGCCGACTTATCACAGTCCTTAAAGCTAGAGAGAGCAAAGGCCGACGCTCCACCATCGCCGAGGCTGGCGCGCCATGCCAACTCCAGATTTACGATGCCTTCCTCGAGGCCCAATCAAAGGAGCGCAAAGAAAACCTCACAGCCAAGAAAGAGGAAAAACGGAAGAAGGAAGTGGAGGCCAGCTTCAAAAGATACGAGAAAGAACGCTGGCTTGCTGAAATGGACGAAGTTATGGAGGCAGCAGGGCTATGACAGTGGAGCAATTTCTGATCAGCCTATGGCTGACCGCAGCTGTAACAGCGATTATCGGCGCTCCAATAATATGGCTATTAGGAGGCCCTTGGTGATGAAAAGAGCTTGGCTTGAGTCAACCGCAGCTGCCGCATTGGAGGCCCTCAAATGAGACACTTTTTCTTAGTTCTCAGTTTCGGTATGGGCGCTTTGCTTTTTCTGCAGGTGCTATAATGCAACCATATGACTGGCAAATCCTAGCCGACCTCGTGGAGTCTCACATGCTTAGTGAAGCTAAACGGAGGACAGCGCAGCTGGAACGAGCCCGACTCACTTCTTCTCCGATTAGAGAGTCCGAGTCCCGGTTCATCGCTCGAATGACAGTTCTTTCCGAACTCTTGAAGAAGGTTCGCAGCAATGTCTCCTGAACTCAATTCCTTAGCAATGCAAGTAACGATGGAGTTAAAGCGGCTTGGCCTAACTCCAGCAGAGGCCATCGAACTCCTTTTAACTGTCGCCGCTCGCGGTGCCGCAACAGAACCTGGTATAGAAGAACACGAGCAGATTCAGCGTTATCACCTCATGTTCGAGGAAGTCTTCGCTGAGGCCCGCGCTTGCCTGAAAGGACTCGACATTGAACCCTGATGAACAAGAAGCCAAATCAAAGCGATACTCCAACAGTGGAGTGATCCTCTTAAAGCTTAGCTCGGGTAACTGGGCCTGCTTTAACCGAGGGTGGGATTACTGCGGGACAGCGCCAACCTTAGAAGGCGCGCTGTCCCTGTGGTTTCCGCCGACTGGAGTGAAGATACTGGAGAAACATGATGACTTACTTAACGCTGCCGGACTCTGAGACTGAACTAGAGGAGTTAGCTTATTCATTAAGAGACAATCTAAAGGAGACCTGTGAGGACTTATTTACGGTGTTAGACTGTCTGCGTGAAATTAAGCAAGGCGCTTTTCTACCCTGGTTTCGGGATCAATTCGAGTCCGAGCAATTTATAGCGAACTTAAGGGATGTCCCAAATAGAGTGCTGAAAATGCTTGAGCGGTTTCCGGATATGGCAAATACTCATATTGGAGAATTGACTGGAGTGAGTCGTGAGACCGTTCGTAGAACGAGAATTAATAACATGCACAT